GCCACCGATCGCGGCCCAGTCGGACGGGCTCGAGGCCGGTGTGTTGCCATGGTTGTTCGCCACCAGCGAGATGTACGTCACGCTGCTCGAAGTCACCAGGTCGCCCACGTTGTAGTAGGTCGAGCCATAGTATGTCAGCACGCTCGGCAGCGTCACAAAGGTGCGCGTCTGCGCCGGCGCGTTTGCGGGCGCGAAGAATAAAGCCAGGGCAAGTGAAGCTGCTGCCAACAGGGTGCGGAACTTCATGTTTTTGTCTCCTAGAGCAAAGTGAGTGTTTCGGCGCCGCTGACCACGCTGAGCGCGTAGGGTTGGCCGGTGACGGAATCGATGAAGCCGAGCGAGGAAGCAGCGCCAGGCGTGGCCCCGACGGAGACGAGCGTCGCGGCGCCGCTGACAATTTCAAGGGCATAGCAATCGCCGGTCACCGTGTCTGCGAGCACGTTGGCCGGGACCAGGCCGAGCGCGCCGCTGACCACAGCCAGCCGGTAAGTGAGCGCGGAGATTGTGTCGACGAAGACCGGCGATCCGGGCGATCCAGCCGCGCCTTGCAGCCCGACGGTATACGGCGCCTGGGCCGGGACGTTGGGCGTGTAGGTGTCGAAGTTGAAGGTCGCGCCGGTGGGCTGCACGCCCTTGTAAACCGCCAGCACGCGGCTTTGCGGGTCGAGGACCGTGATGCGAAACGAGATGTTGGCTGGCAATGTCAGCGCCGTATCCGCAACCACATTGCCCGCGCCGATGGACCCGGCCGCGACCGGGAAGGTTGCCGCCGCCACCACCATCTGGCCGCCCGCGCCGCCGGAGCTGGCGGTGATGGGGAGGTTGTTGTTGTCCGTCGGCTGCACCAGCAGCGATCCCGCCGCCAGCGGAAGTCCGGAGGCGTCCTGAATGTTGTTGGCGACGAATGCGGTGAAGCCGACCAGGGCGACGGTAAGCGTGACCGTGGCGGCGGCCGTGGCGGCGGCCGAGAGGACGAGAGAGGCCCCGGAAACGGAGACGATGGTCGCGCCGCCCGGGATGCCCGCGCCGGCGATCGTCTGGCCCGGGAAAAGGCGCCTGGTGCTGGAAAGCGCCGAGACGGTAGTGCTGGCGACAGTGGTGGTGCCGGTAAGGGTGATCGGCGTGGACATGCCCAAGGTGATAGCGGCATTCGGGGAAAACCGTCAAAGCAGCGGTACTTTCGGCACTCGCCGCGAAGCGGTCTACTGGATGTAAATCGGAGTGACCGATAGGGCGCCGATGATCTCAGTTGCGCCGGCCGTGATGGTGCCGCCGGCGCCCGACACCGTCGAGGTGACGCTGACGGTGTCCAGATTGGTGCCTGCGGGCACCGACGCCGTATAAGTCGCCGGACCCGTGACCGAGCTGCTGCTGAAGAGCGTGGTGGGCGTCCCCCCGATGCTGCACACGATGCTGGCGGGCATCGCCGATCCTCCGGCGACATAAGGGATCGGGGTGATCCCATAGGCCGCACCCACGTAGAGGGTGACAGCGCCGGTGAGGGTGAGGCTCGGGAAGCCTGACCATGTCTCTGTGGCGCTGGTCGAGGAGGTCGCCGTCTGCGGATAGACGCTGGTGCCCGCGACCGAACCGATGGCCGCAACATAACTGCCAACCGGCGACGCGGAGACGTAGGCCCCGCCGTTGATGCTGCGCACGGTGGGAACGTAGCGCGCCGTGGCGCTGGCGTAGCCGGTGACGATCGAATCGATGAGCCAATAGCCAGGCTTGCCCAGGAAGTCCGCGATGTTGGTGGTGGCGATGGGCGTGACGTTTCCGCCCGCGTTGGCAAAGTCGATGTAATAGACGTAGTAGGTGGTCTGCTGCAGCAGGCTGGGGATGGAGACTGCCCCGCCGGGAAAGATGGAAAGCGAGAGCTGCCCGACCTGCGCGGTAAACGGGTTGCAGATGATGGTCGCCGTGCCGGACGGGTACGCCGCCTGGGTCAGCGAGCCGGTGCCAATGGGGTAGAGGGTGCCGGCCTGGGGCGAGGCCACCACGGTTGCGACTGCGCTGATGGTGACGGTGGGCGCGGAGTTGAAGCCCGCGTAGTCGTTATTCACGTCGAAACCGACCACCGTATACTCCACCACCGTTCCCGCCTGCATCTGCTGCTGCCAGGAGGTAGGGCTGCTCTTCAGCCGGGCGACCATCTGCGGGTTGCCGGCCGGCGCGCCGGTGGTGGGGTTCAGGTAGGTCGCGTAGATGCCCACGCCGACCGTGTCCGGCCCGTTCTGCCAGGCCAGCGCGGCGAAGGGGATAAAAGCCCCCCCAGACAACTGCGGCACCAGCAAGCCGGTCAGCTTGGTGACGCCGGGGTTGCTGCTGCTCTGCGCGCTGGTTTCGCCGATGATGGGGGTTGCATCCACGTACACGTCCGGGTTGTAATCGATCCACTCGATGTTCGCGCGGAACTCCGAAGCCTTGCGGATGGTCAAGATGCGGACCAGCTTCTGCGAGCCGGCCGGGCCATAAAAGTAAGTGGAATAGTCTGCAGGCGCCTGCGACAACGGGGTGCCGAGTTCAACGCTGAGGCCACCCGTACCGGAAAGGCCAGCCGATGCCGAGATGCCGGTCACCGTAGCGGTTTCGAGCACGTCGGTGTCGAAGAGCTCATAGCTCTGGCCCGGCGCCGCCGTAAAGCCCGCGACCGGCTGGATGACAACCAGGCCCACTCCTGTACTGACGATCGGGGAGTCGAAGCTGGCAGCGCCGGCCGTAACCACGGCGCGGGTGACGCGGTTGGCGTTGTCAAAGCTCGAGAGCGTGAGCTGGGTGCCGGTGTTGGCGCCGGTGGCGTCAATCACTGGCGCGACCGCGGTCACCGTGCCGGCGTAGCGTTGCACCGAGGCGAGGAGCACAATCAGCGAGTAGCTGGTCCCAGTGACGAAGGGGAGATCGTCGCGGTCGACCAGCACGGAAGCAGCGGTCGAACCCGGCAACGTTCGGCCGCCCCAACCCCATTCAGGCACGTCATGCTGCAGGATCACGACATTGCCGGGCCGCGAAGCGATCGCATCCACGTCGCACTTGATCGTGCCCGTGCGCAGCAGAAACTGGTTGCAGCGTTCTTTGAAGCGAGCCAGGTGCCAGGCCTGCGCGGGCACGGTAATTCCCTTGCCGTCGACGCGCACGTTCTTGATGACGACGCCGGCATCCTGGTTGGCTGGGTCCATGTAGACCAGCGGGTTATCCTGCCGGTAGTAGCGGGTGGAGTCGGCGAACTGGATCTCGACCTGGTTGGCGCGCGCGTCGATGTCCATCCAGGTCTCGTTAAAGCTGTCGTCGAGGATGTTGCCCATGGTGAAGATCTGCACCGGCACATCGGCCTGGTCGAGGAAGACGCCGTAGTCGCGGCCCAGCGGGATGAGCTGCGCGCGCGACATGCGCCCCACCACGTTGAGCTGGTCCCACAGGTTCGACTCGTTGTCGAAGACGCCGTTGAAGACGTGGCGCCGGATGCTGCCGCCGTTGCCGTCGTCGACCAGCTCGTCGTTCAGCTCCGCCCACGCGACCCACTCATCGATAAAGCGGTCGATGTTGGCGGCGACGATGCCGGGCCACTGGCCGCCGCCATAGAGGCCGTCCAGCATCATGTCCGCGGCGACGCAGGCGGGGTTGTCCTCTTCGAAGGCTTGTAACGCTCCCGGTAGCACATTGTTATCCAGCGTCCGCAGGCCGTACTCAATCAGCGCGGTGATGCTGAGGTTGGCGCCGGAGATCTGCCCGGTGGCCAGTGCGCGCACGCCAATCAGGACCATATTGGGGTAGGCGAGATCCAGCAGGCTGATCTCGTTGACGTTGTGCACCCAGATGTCCTGGCCGATTTGCGGCGACCAGTTGTCCCCCGGCGAGATGTCGCCAGGGCTGCCCCAGCGCGCGGACCCGTACTTGGTGATGCGCACGTCATATTTGCCCGCCGCCGGCATGTAGATGGTGGTGCGCTGATAGCACGCGGTCTGCTGGCAGAAGGTCGCGCTCTGGTAGCCGGCGGTCCAGCCGGTCACCAGGACCAGGTTGATGTTGGGCACGGTGAGCTGCCACTCGCCGGTGCAGTTCTTTGAGTAGGTCCAGGTGGTGCCATCCGGATTCAGGACCTCAACGCCCTCGCTGGTGGCGTAGGGTTCGCCGGGATAATGCGAGCCGCTGTCGGTGGCGTAGACCACGCCCAGGCCTGGCGCCAGGTCGGTGGCCATCGCGCACCAGGTGGGATAGGGATAGGGCGACCCATCGAGGTGGTAGGTGACCACATCCTCGGTGGAGGCGGGGTAGAGCGCCGGCTGCCAGTCCTCCCGGCCGCCCGGATACCCTGTACAGGTCAAATTCGGGGTTCCCGTGACGGTGGCGGCAGCCGAGAGGATGAGCGTCCCATAAGGGCCATAAGGACCCGCGCCTATCCCTATGCCGGTGCCGACGTGGGCAATCGTCGTCCCGGACGGGATTCCCGCCCCCGAGATGGGCTGACCGGCGGTGAGCAGCAAGGTGTTGACCCCCGTGACGGTTGTGCTCCCGGCTGTGGTGTTGCCGGGAAAGGGGCCGGGTGTCGATCCGTTGAGCGCATACTCCACCAGATAGGTCATGGTCGCGGGGATCAGGTTGTTGTCATTGGTCAGCACCCAAAGGCCGTCGGGGAAGACGACGTCCACCTGGAGCTCCTGGGTAAGGTCGCCGGTGCCGGGCACGATCACAGGCACGCCGGCGAGGCACTGCGCGTCCTGCGGGTAGCCGTTGACAATGCGATTGAAGCCGGGGATGGGCGTCTGAGTATTGCTGCCGAGGCGGGTGTAGTAGCTCACGTTCCCGTACTCGGCGATGTCTTTGCCCTGGATCTGCAGCCCGGTGATCGAGCGCGCCGGGCCGTAGCCGTAGCACACCAGCGCGTTGATGTACTGATCGGCGCCCTCGACGTCGACGAAGCTGGAGACGATGTTGCCGCCGGAGAGGAACGTCCCATAGCCTTTGGGGATGACGGTGCCCGACTGCGCGAGCGACTGCGGCCCATCGAAGGCGTAGCTGGGCGAGCTGGACTTTTTGCTGGGATTGTTGAGGAACGCGGAGATCAGCAGGTTGCCCGCGACCGAGACCGCGCCGGCCAGCAGGCTCGCGGTAGCCGAGCTGGGGAGTCCCATCAAAGCGAAGCCCGCGCCGCCGGTAATTGCGCCCACGGCCACCGCGGCCGCCATCACCCCAACCTGGGCCAGCGTGCGCAGCAGGCTTCCGCCCGCCAGCCGGGGCGCGCAGACGACGCAGTCGCCGTCCTTCAAAGTCAGCTCGCCCCACAGCGAGCGCTCCCACACGCGGCCGTTGAGCGAGACCGTGATGTGATCGAACTCCGATCGCGGACTGACGCACCGGACCAGAAAGCTGTCCAGGCGCTCGCCGCCGTGCCAGTCCATCTCCCGCGTGGTGCGGCCGGCCGAGGGCTGCAGCGGATTCTTGACTTCGACGATGGTGATCATGGGCGGGCGCCCTCGTCGCCGTTGGAATACGCGCCGAGGCCTGGCGCGAAGCGTTTTTCGCTGACTCGCTGACTTGCCGGCTCGCTGGCCAGCAGATAAAAGCCGAGGATGCGGTTTTTGAACAGCGGCCCGAGGATGGACTCGACCACCACGCCGCGGGTCTGTGCCGTGGTGTGGAGGATGCGGTGCTGCGATACCATCGTGCCGAGGTGATGCTCATGCAGACCCATCTTGAGCAGCGCAACGCAGCCCGGCTCCGGCTTGCGCACGCGCTGGCAGTCGGCGAGGAATCCGCCCGCCGCGATCTGGCGGTGGAGCTCGGCCTCGCTCGAATAGAACTCCGGAACGGCCAGCCCGCGACGTCGCTGGATCTCCGCCGCCAGGCCGACGCAGTCGAAAACATCCGGGCCGCGTCCGCCCGCGGCAAAGGGCTTGCCAACCAGGTCCGCGTACAGCCGCGCCGGTAGGCACTTCGCGACCTCGGCCGCATAGTCGCTGAAGTCCTGATAGCAGGGGTTCCTCATGCGACACTCGCCACGGCCGCGCCGTTGGTGTCGATCCCGGGAAACGTCCCGATCCGGATCAGGTTGTTGTGCGCGATGCAGCCGGTGGCGCCGTCGATGGTGTGGCTGCAGGTGGTCAGCGCGCCGATGTACCCGCACTGCGCGCCCAGCGGATCCACCAGCGGGTGGCCGGCCGTGATCGCCGCGGCGGTAAGCGCCTGCAGGTCTGGCGAGTTGTACTGCCAGATGCAGAAGTTCGGCCGGTACATGTGGATCGGGAACAATCTCCGCAGCGGGCTGGAAGCTCCCAGTTTGAAGTGGATCAGCTTGGCGTCGCTGATGGTCTGTTTGACGGTGAAGCTCAGCGTGAGGTCGGGCTCGCCGGCGGGGTTGGCGGTGTTGACGGCGTAGAGATCGAGCGCCGCGCCCACGACGCCGGCGTACTGCTCAATGGTCTGCTGCAACGCGCGCATCACGTTCGAGGCCTGGACCTCGCAGTCGGGCACGCTGCCGTTGGAGCTGACGCTGAGGTCGCCCATCTGGAAGTTGAACGGCGTGTAGGTCTGCGGGCCGTTGCCATCGTTGGCGTCGAAGGTGCAGGGGTTCAGGTCGCGCACCAGGCGCAGGTGGGTGTCGGTCAGCGGGTCGGTGCCAGGCCATGCGAGATCCATCAGCAGCAGCCACGGCTCCGAGGACGCGAGCTTGTGGCGCTCGATGTTGGCGACGACGGAGAGCAGGGAGAACGGCGGCCGGGTAGACATCAGACCTCCGAGATCCCGAAGCTGGCGTTCTGGCGGAACTCGGCGCCGACATAGCCGGCGTCGGTGTAGGTGGGAACGGGGTCGAAGCGGACCAGCAGCGTCACCGGGTTGCGCGGATCGCGGTTGTCCTGGAAGGTGAAGATCTGCGCGCCGTAAACTGCGTCCTGCTGGACGAAGGTCTCGAGCCTGGTCCAGTCGTCATTGGTCAGAAAATCGATGGTGACCTGCCACTTGCGCCGCCGCCGGGTGAACTTGGCGCGGGTGCTCTGCATCCCGTTCTCCATGGGATCGCGCAGCGTGGGGTCGATGGTGGCGGTCTTGGTCCGCAGCGAGGGCGCGCGGCTCAGCTCCGGAAATGCTGGGTTGCTCACGCGGGGATTCTGAGGCCTTCTGTCAGAATCGTGCAAAAACCGGCACTTCGTGCGGTCCTCAACGCGCTCACGCGCGTGAAAGCACCGCGGAAGCGGTCCAGGACGGGGCGAAGCACGTTGCAGCGGCGCCGGAGATGACACTGGGGGCGAAGCCCGGGACTGTGCTGAGTCCACGCCGCCGCACCCCAGTTATGCGCCATCTTGCCCGACACTAGCAAAGGCCGGGAGAATGGCCGCATGGGCGACCTGGTCAAAGTGAGTGTGGACGTCGACGGACCCCGCCGCGGGATACAGGCTCTCCGCGACCAGTCGCTCCCCTTCACCATCGTGCGCGCGCTGACTATGACCGCCCAGCAGGCTCAGGGGGCTGCCCGCGCTCTTGAAGGCCACGTCTTCGATACACGCAACGACTGGACCGTGCGTAATACCAAAATCACGCCGGCAACCAAGCAGGTGATGATGGCCGAGGTCTACACCGACACCGGCAACTCCAGCGCCCCGGATTATCTACCGCGCCAGCAGGACGGCGGCGAGCGCGTGCCCCTCGGCGGCCACCGGTACCTGGCCATCCCCACCGACTATCTTTTCAAATACACCAGCCGCAAACGGGTGATCCCGGACAATCTGCGGCCAAAGGCCCTCCTGCCGGCCGACGCGGAGATCGGTGCGACCTACGCGGGCAGCTTCAGCTCGGGCGCCGGCACCGCGCGCCGGGTTATCGGCAAGAAAACCCTGAAGAAGCTGGGGGCTTCCGACTTCATGGCGTTTACGCAGACCACCCACAGCGGCTCGCTCTGCATCTTCGTGCGCCACGGCGGCGGTACCGGCGGACCGCAGGACGCCGAGCCCTGGTACCTGCTGGTCCACGACGCGCACATCCGGCCGATTTTCCCGATGACCGAGGTGGTGACCCATATTGCGATCGCAAACTTTGATGCCAACTTCACCCGCGCCGCCACCGAGGTGGCCGTCAACGATGCCCTGCGCGGCACCGGCCTCTCCGTGAAGTTCTAATCTTCGATATTTCGCTTGTCATCTTAGTTTATTGTCGAT